AATTTAAAGCCTGCCCTTGAATTCGCTATCGCTACCCGTCAAAGTATAACAGATGTAACAACGGCAATGAGTTCATTCGTTGCCGATGCTAATACAGATTTACTTGTACAGTTAGGTATTATAACTCAAGCAAGAGCAGAAATACTTAAAGCCGCCGATATCGGGCCGGGTAAGCAGGGGCAAGTTGCCAGAAAAGCACAACTTGAAAATGAATTTGCGAATATCCAGCCCAGAATCAGGGCGTTAGTTACTCAACTTCAAGAGTCCGGGGCGTTATCTCAAAAGGAGTTGTCGAATACATTAAGTGAACTGACTAAAGAAATAGGTCAACGTACATTGCCAGCCTTCAAAAAATTTAATGACGAATTAATAAGGATTTTAGATGGAATAAGGGGGTTGGTAAGAGGTGAAGAGATAGAGACACCTGAAATTGTAAAGACAATACGAAAATCTAGAGACGTTTCGCTTTTACCTGAAAGTGCCAACAAGCCTATAATACAAATAATTACTGAGAATCAAGATAACATAACCGGGTTTTTTAAAAGGCTGGTCAATCCTCAAGCCGGAGCATTTAAACAAATTCTGCCTGATCCGAGAGGATCACAGCCATTGAATCAGTTAAGCACTAATACTACCAATACTCAGACTACTATCAATGTACCCATAACCATAGAATCAGGAGCGACCGGAGACCCTACTATGATAGCCAGGAAAGTAGAGGAAGGCATACGAAAAGTCATGGGGACGGCAGTTGACCAGAGCATAAGAACCACTACTATCAGAGGCGGTAATTAATGGCTCTTTTTCTGCCTACTGAAGTCAAAGTCTTAATCCGGCCGGCAGATGATATATTGGATCTACTTGAAGTCGATGCTTCGGAAAATGAGGATCATCGCTTCTCCGGAGAAGTTTCTGAATTACCTGTAGAAGACGGGTCTAAAAAGGTTGATCATATTACCATACTACCGATAAAACTTGAATTCGATCTGCGCTTCAGTGATCTTGCAATCAGTAAATTCAATTCTTTGAAATCTCTGGAAGAGTCGGCGGACGGAAGATCACGGAAAGCCTTTGAAAAGCTTTTAGGATGGCAGAGAGGAAAAAGAGAGCTTATAGTAACGTCCGGCTTAGCTTCATATACCAATATGTTCATAAGTAATATTGACGTGCCTCGTTCAGCTTCAGATGGCCGTAGTGTTATGGTTCGTACGGTATTCAATGAATTGCCGATAGTCAGACGTTCCGGAGCAGGACAGCAGGGAAGTACTAAAACGGTCATATCTCCGGTAGAACATACAGCATTCGGATTAATCGATTTAGGAGATATCAGTTAAATGGCAATCATTGACATACAATTACGAAATGATATTTTCCGTTATTCCTTCACGAAAGAGCTTGAAGGTGTGGTGTTTTCCTTCAGAATAACGTATAATCGCCGTATGGACAGCTGGATACTGGACTTCATAGATGTGGTGAACGGAATAAGACTGGCAGGAGGCCAGGACTTACTCAAGCAGTTTCACCATTTAGACGTGCCACCGGGAGACCTTAGAATAATAGACCTGGATGGTAAGAATACGGAACCGAACAAAACTAACCTTGGAGACAGGGTAGTACTTCAATATACGGAGATTTGATAATGCGTAGGCCACCACCACCACCATTGCCGCCGAAAAAAGGCAGAATAATAAAATCGGCATCAATGTCGTCATCAATGATGCCGGAGATTACTTTTACTTTGACATGTTTATGCATTGAACTAGGAGTCCTAGGCTATCTCAGTTACTTGATGTTTACAGGACAAAGTATTCCTATTGAATTGATGGTTACAGGGTAACAAATGACTGACTTCCTTTTCGACCGCCGGATTAAGCTGGTTTTTACGAATCGTGATGACCCATTGGATCAGGTTATAATAGAGAATCCTGAGATCGTAGGTGAGGAACCGCTTAAAATCGACTTCCAGGTAGAAAAACAGTTATCAACTGAGCCTAACAGAGCCGATATAGATATCACTAATTTAAGCGATGATACAGCGTCTAAGATCAATTTCAGAAAGCCTATTTTAGAGTTTAAATTCGGGGCTAAAGTAGAGATATTCGCAGGTTATGGTGATAGAGTTAAGAAAATCTTCTCCGGAGTGGTTATCGCAGCTATTACCAGTAGAGAAGGAGCTATAAAAGTTACACGGGTTGAGTGCCGCAATATCTTCTATGAACTGATGCAAAGCAGAATCAATGAGACTGCTGCCAAAGGCACTTTAAAAAGTAGTTTTATTCTAAGACTTCTGACTTTGATAGGGGCGAATATAGAGGCGAAGGCTAGGGCGGTAATGATTCAGAGGCTATCAGGCCAAGTATTTAAAGATACGACTACTTTTACCGGAACGGCTTATAATATCATTAATGAGATAAACAGGGGGTTACTTAGTGCCGTAACCATTAGCTTTGATGATATAGCGACAAGTTTTAATCCTGTCGGAATACCTCTTGATGAACCTCCGACTATCTATGATGCTTCCGAAGGTCAGATATTGGGGACTCCGCAACCTACGGAAATAGGAACTGATTTTACTATTCCTCTTGATCCTGACTTAAAGATTTCTTCTCCGGTATTGTTGTTTTCGGATACAATACAGGCCTTTTTTCCATCGGGAAGATTTGTAGTAAAACAGATTATTCATAGCGGAGTTAATAGAGCCGATGGAGTATTTGAAAGTAGAGTCATATCTGTTTTTGATAGAACTAATCAGGCTGACACAACGATAGCGGTAGCGTAAATGACAGCCTTACAAGATAATGTAATTGCCGGAATAGAGGCCGTAGTTAATCGCGTGCTTGACAATGTATCGACAAGCTTTCCGGCTACTATTATAGACCCTTTGCCGAAACAAGACGGATTAGTGAATGTTCAGCCTAATTGTAAGATCAAGTTTTTCGGAGATAACGAGGAAGTAGAGCCTAAGCCGATTAATAACGTAGTGCTGGTATACGCCGGAAGAACGGAAGGAACGATAATAAGACCGCCTAAAGAGTATTTAATCGGGTCAAAAGTTCTGGTTCATGTCGCACATCATTCTTTAACCGAGTGGCGTTCCAGTCAAGGTAAATCGGTTTTCCCTGAAGAAAGCAGACGGTTTAATATTAATGATGCCGTGGCGGTTTTAGGACTATACCCTGAGACTAAGCCCTTTTTCCCTCTTGTGCCTCAAAAACCTCTTACTTTTGAAATAAAAGGTGTTGAGGGAACAAAGTTTTCAATAGGGACATCAACCGCCGATTTACTTAGTATTCTGTTTCAGATGAATGCTGCTTTAATTGCAAGTACGGCATTGGATGCCCCGACAAAAGCATTATTGGGAACTCAACAGACTCTTTTAACTACAATTGCTAATCCGATATGATGATCAAATTTATAAGTTTATTTGGGATAGCGGACGTAATCCCTGCACCTCCTCCAAGAAAAAATAGAATGCCTAAATTTAGAAAAAAACCAGTAGAGATTGAAGCTGTACAGTGGACGGGTAAAAATCACAGGCCTATGTGCGAGTTCCTCACTGGTAACACAGGGGGATATATGAGTGTCAATGGAACGCATTTTGAAATAGATCATGATAAAATAGAAGGCGGATTAGTGATTAAAACGCTTGAGGGTGATCATCTGGCAAAGATAGGAGATTTTATTATCAAAGGTATTAAAGGGGAATTTTACCCCTGTAAACCTGATATATTTGAAGCCACTTATGAGGAAGTGATTGAAGAAAAAATGACTTATCCAACAGAAATGATTTAAATGGCCGCTCAATTCATCATATACAAGGAAACTGACGACCAGGACTTAGCCATAGAAAATGGCGACTTCGTTCTATTGGAAGATCAGGACGCTATTGTTCAGCAGGTGGGAACAGTCATGAGACTAGCTAAATTCGACTGGTTTCTTGATCTGGATGAAGGTTTAAGATATTTAGACGGGGATAATCCGAACAGACAGATTTTAGGAGATTCAAGTCTTAGTCTGGAAAATGAAACGGAGATCATCGAGAAAATAAACGGGGTGTTCGGAGTTGTCGCTTTAGTCTCTTTTAATGCCGGGTTTCTGGATGATGGGGTGACGTTTCAGATTACCGGAGATATTACTACTATTTTTTCTAATGTTCCTATAACGGTAACTATAACAGTGTAAAATATGCCTATTACATTCGATGAGAACGGCCTTGTAGTTCAATCACTGGCTGAAATAATAGACGAGCTTAAAAACGGCTATACGGTTAATGGTGTTCCGAAGAAAGGATATGTGCAGCATTTCGGAGCAGGTATCCAGCTTGCTGATGATACTAACCCCGGAAAACAATTATCTATTTATGCTGAACGTGAATTACTGATTCAGGAAAACATCAGAACGGTTAATGACAGCGCATACAGGGCCACAGCCGGAGGAATTTCATTAGATAGAACTCTGGAAGCTATAGAATTACAACGACAGGCGAGCACACCTTCAACTGTTATCATTTATGCAGCCGGAACTCCTTCAACTGCTGTCAACGCTGAAGATTTAAGAATGTCGGTGGATGGAACCGGATCTATATTTTTTAATAAAGCCGGGTTTACATTGGGTTCTTTAGTTGATGAATCAGCAGACACTCTAACCCGTGTAAGTACTACCGTAACGGTAACAATAGGCGGTGGTCATTCATTCCCGTTAGCTAGTTTTATTTTTATAGAAGGAGCGGAACAACCCGAATATAACGGCTTGCATAAGATCACGCTTATAACA